GGCACGCTCCCGCTTCTCGTTGAGGTCCTCGTCGAGCAGGTCCGGGTCGATCATCTCCACGGCGTAGCCGAAGGGGTTGTCCCACCCACGGCGCCGACGGAGGAAGACCTCACCGTCGGTCCACCAGGACTTGACGAGGAGGCGCTCCAGTTCGTACCACGTATCCACGCCGTCCACCGTGGCGTGGTCGGCGCCCCAGTCCTTCCAGCCGATCTCCAGGGCCCAGTTGACCGGGCGGTTCGGCTCGCCGCTGGGCAGCATCACCAGCGGCTTCAGCCGGATCCCCTCCCAGCCGACGATGTTGTCGGCGGCGGCCTCCACCAAGCCGGCGGCGTAGGGATTGTTCCGCACCAGGTCCCGGGCGCGGGCGCGCAGTGTGCGGGCGGCGAGTTGGACCTCGGTGTCCGGGTGGTTCGCGGATGCCCAGCGGTCGGCGGAAAGCCGGTTGAGTTCGGCGCCGCGGAAGGCGGAGGCGGCTCCCCACTGGAGGCTGGCTGTGGTGTCGAAGATGTTGGCCATTACTTGCGCTCCGCCCGGCGCCAGAGGGCGTAGAGCCCGGCGCCGAAGAGGACGCGGAGGTGGCCCCACCCGGCCAGGGAGAGGAGCAGGAGGCCGGCGGAGATCAGCCACACCTCAGGGACCAGAAGGGCAGCGATGCCCCCGGTGAGGAGGGCCCAGCCGAGCACGATGGCTAGGGCGTGCGCCGCGACGGCGAGCCGCTTACCCATGGACGAACTCCGCGGCGTGCGAGAGCCTCCCGTCAGGGTTCTCTTCCAGGGCCACCAGGAGCGAGTAGTGGGCGTGCGCCGTGTTCAACTCCGCCCGGTCCCGGTACTGGATCGTCCGCCCATTCACCGTCACGGACTGGATCTCCGAGGCGTTGGCGACGCCGGCGACCATGGCGGTCTCGATGGCCTCCAGCATCTGGCGGTTGAACGTCTTCGCGTTCACCGCGTTGGACGGGTCCAGGAGGAGCAGGAGGTGCGCGTTGTAGACGACGTGCACCTCGCCGGCGAGGGCCACCCGGCCGATTAGCCGGTACTTCCCGGCGACGGTGACGGCGGCGGTGACGCTCCCGGGGACGCGGACTTCGTAGACGTCGCCGCTCGCCGTGATGGTGACGCCGACGGGCGTGGCGTTGGCGAGCGTCAGGTCCGAGCCACCCCGGAGGTAGTAGCTGAGAACCCAGCCGTCGGAGGCCGGGAAGTCGGGGTAGGTCGCATCCCAAAACCAGGACGAGCCGATCTGTGCCTCGGCCGGCTCATGGGTCGGGATCTGATTGGACAACCGCCCTCCTAGACGCGAAAGAGGCTCTGCCCCGGAGCGTTGTCCGGGGCCGAGCCTCTTGGTCGGGCGGTCGAATATGTCGGGTTACTTCAAGTGCAAAATACTACAGGTTGTAGCATCGGGTCAAGTGGGGGGCTCCGCGCCGACGGACTCCTCCTTGCGGGGTCCATCACATTCCACCAGCTCGGCCTTGAGCGCGTGGCTTTCCCATTCCGCAACCCGATACACGGCGGTCCCGTTGGCGAACGAGAGCCGGAATAGCCACGGCTCGGCGCCCTCGCCAGAGAGGCGAGTGATGTAGTCGGCGTCCCCGCCGAACAGTAGCTCTGGAGAAATCAGGAGCGGGTCCGTGAACCCGTCTATCGTCAGGCGCCCGTCCTCGTGGCGCGTGATCTCTGGGACGTTCATGCTGCCTCCGTGAAGTGGTGTACCCGGATCTCGTAGATGGCCCCGCACTTCCGAACGTGGCACTCGTAGGTCAGGACCACGGCGTCGGGCTCGCCGCGGAGTATGACCTCGGCCAACGTGGGCTTCCGGAGTTTCGGGGGCGCCCCACACTCAGGGCAACGAACGGACAGGCGGAGGAGGCGGTCGCTCACCGGCCCCACCCCCCACCCCACCGGCCCCCCGTCGCCCAGTCCCCGCTTCCCTCGGGCTCGGCAGAGCGGCGTGGCTCGGCTTCCTTCTCGGGCTCGGTGGGCGCGACCCATGCCCGCGCGTGCTCGGCCCACTCTGCCATATCCATGCGCGGCCCGCCCCACCGGATGAATGCAGCGTCGGCCAGACAGTGCAGGTCGATGGCTTCGTTCCTCTTCCGGATCTGCACGAAGCGATACTCCACCGTGCGCGACCCGGTCACGCGGACGGGCTGCTTCTGCTCTGCGCCGAACTGGGCGAAGTACTCGGCGTCGAACCCGTTGCACAGGTCGGAGTCTGGCTTGCGGAGATACACGTACCCGGGCAGGCCCGGACGCTGCACCCTGAGCCGGCTGAAGAAATCAGACTTGAGCGTGTAGGTGCCGAGGGTGTGCAGGATCACCCTGCCGGTGGTCTTGCGCGTGGCGCCCTTCACGGCCGGAGCGCCAGCGGCCCCACTGTCGCCCTTGGACGCCCAGATGTTCCTCGCCTGGCGTGGCTGGACGAAGGCGTACACGGCCTGGGTTGTTCCGGCCACGCCCCCCGAGTCGATCATGGTCGCCTGGATCCGCATGGGGCGGCCCGAAGCGTGCCGGAAGGTGCGCGCCAGCAAGAAGTCCAGGCGGCCCCAGGTGTCACCATGGTGGGGCAAGCCGTAGATCCGCTCGTGGAAGATGTCCCAGGACGTGCGGCTGCCCCCGTAGCCACGCACCAGCAAACAGAGTCGATCCCCTTGCACGTCCACGCCCGCGGTCAACACACCCACACCGTCGGGGACCTCCACGATCTCCCCGCCCACGCCCGCGTAGATCACCGCGCGGCCCTCGAGGCTGGTGGCGTCCACCTTCTCGCCGCGCTCCTCGAATGGCTCCCCGAGCCACTGGTTGACCCACACCTGGAGCATCGCCGGGTCGTCCTTCGACTCCAGGAACACCCGCACCATCTCCGACCAGGACGCGCCCTCGAACGGCGACATGAGCCCGGAGATCGCGAACCCACGCGCCGCCCGACCGGGATACTTCGGCACCCATCGCCCCGACGCCAACAGGTCGGGCTTGTCGTACTCCTCGATGGCCCCGCCGCAGTGCTCGCACACGTAATGCGCCGTCGCGTAGAGGTGCTCCACGTCCCACTCGGCGCTGTTGCAGACGGCGCACTTTTCCGCCGGGGCCTCGGGCTCGTGGCCGCAGGACCGACACGTCACCTTGCGGGCCCACTTGATCCCGTGCTTCACGTCCGGCCCACCCCACTTGAGCACCTGGTACTCGGAGCAGTGCGGGCACGCGACGTGGTACTCTCGCCAGTCGGATGCCTTGAGCGCCTTCAGGACTCTGGACGAATGCAGGAGCTTGGGCGTGGAGCCCATCACCACCTTGCGATCCGGGAACGTCCGGCACGCCCGAACCGCCAGCATCACCGGGTCGCCCTCGCGGTTGTCGTTCGCGCCCGAGCTCATCTCAAACCCGTCCACCTCGTCGAGGATCACATCGCGGGCCGTCGTGCGGCGCAGGCCCTTGGGCGAGTGGGCGCCGCGGATCGTGATGGAGCCGCCAAGGAAGAGCTTGTCCAGGATGGTATTTCCAGAGTCGCGGGACCGCTTCTCCTTGACGCGCTCACGGAGGACGGGGGTGGCATCTAGCATCGGGGTGAGCTGCTTCTGGCTCCAGTCCTTGGCGTCGTCCACGGTCGGCTGAACGATCAGGATCGGAGCGGGGTCGTGGTCGATCACATAGCAAATGCGTAGGCCCAGGATCCCGATGGTATACCCCATGCGGGAGGGCTTCATGACCACAACTTCCCGCACCGTGCGGTCGGAGATGGAGTCCATGATTTCGCGGAGGTACGGCGTCCGAGACGTGTACCACTTCTCCCCCAGCTCGGTGTACCCGTGCTGGTCCGCCCACTCGGATCCGGTGAGACGTGGGGCAGGGCGGAAGACGCCCAAGACGATCTCGTTGACCTCGTGCTTCCATGCGTCGAGCGCAATCGGGTCGCTGAGAAGGGAGGACACTGGGAAGATGGCGGGCGCGGTCATACAACCCCATCCGCCAGTGCCCGCAGGTCAGACCGCACGTCCTCCACGAGTGCTTCGATCAGCTCCATAGCCACCGCTTCCGACACGCGGAGCCGCTTCGCCCACACCTTCGCGTGCGTGCCCTTGGCCGACAGGAGCTTCCGATTCACGGCCTCCAGGGGGGCACGAACCAGCTTGGCCACGTCGGCCAACTCCACGAGCTCGCCACGGCGGACAAGGTTCTCCGTCTCGGCCTTGTCGGCCTGCTCCTTCACCAGCCGCGCCCGCTCCGCCTGGAAGCCAAGGTTTCCGTGGCCAGCGGCACGGGACTCCGACGCTACCCGCCGGAGGGCCCGGTGCTCGAGCTGCACCTTGGGCCACGGGTAGGACTTGTCGGGGTTCCGTGTGATGCGCCCCGACTTCGTGTACCGAGAGAGCACCCGCACAACGATCCCGAGGCGCTTGGCCGTCTCTTTCTGCGACAGGTTTTCAATCATCTCGACCGGACCCGGACCTTATGTTTAATAATTCCTAACTGTGCAGAAGAATGTCCA